ACAATCAACTTATCACAAAGAGCTTTACAATTTTTTAAATGCTGGATATGGCCAAAATGAAGAATGTCACCGACAACATAGGCGTATCCAATAATCAAATTAATGCCTCCATTTTATCAACTGTCTTTTGCCAAGTAAATTCTTTTGCTCTTTTTATTGCCATTTTAGATAACTTTAACATGAGGGGATAATCATTAAAAAGTTTTATTGTTTTCTCTACTGCTTCCATGTGCCATTTATAATCATCTACGTTTCCAGAAATAATATAACCAGTATCTCCTACCAAGTTTTTTATATTCCCATTATCGCTAGCAATTACAACACAGCCTGCTGCCATAGCTTCTAGAATAACCATACAAAAAGTTTCTTGGATATGTTTACCAACGGGATAGATAAATACTTCAGTTCCATTAAACTGTCTTGCCATTCTCCTTTTTCCGCCTTGTCCGTGGTACAAAATTTTATTGTGAATCAAATCATTGTAAAGACTCCTATATTGAGTATCTTCCCATCCCCACAATTTGCCACTGCCATATGCGTGAATGTTTATATCTTTCATTTTGGGCTTCAATCTTTTAGCATATTCTATTAAAGCTTTCATTCCGCCTTTGTAGGGATGTCCTGCATAAGAAATGCTCTTGTTCCATTTTTTAGTATCTGGCTTAAAAAATCTTTTACTTACACCAGGCTCGATTATGGTCATTTTTTTAACTAATTCACTAGACAATTCAGAAGCATATCTATCTCTGTGCCACTCGCTTAATACAATTAATTTATCAACATTGGGATGTTTATTTACATCTTCAATCGCAATTCTTGTTGACCAGTTAAAAACTTTTTTGGCGTTATGTTCTTTTGGTAAACTCTCAAACCCAATTAAGACACCTTCGTTTGATGGTTCGTAGTCATAGTGTTGATAATATTTAACATCATCGTAAACATCGGGGAAATTACATTTGATATAAGCCGTAACATCATGTCCTCTTTTGGCTAGTTCTTTGGCTACCTCAATGATTATCGTCTGAGTTCCCCCAACACCTGCGTTTTTCATTGTGTTGGGGTTATAGGTTAGTTTTTCGTTATTATCGTACAGGTTTATTTTCATATTTATTCAGTTTGGTTATACTTAAAATCTAATCGTCTTTCTTTCGGGATCCACAATGGATGCTTGGCTAAACTCTTGTATGGTAGATCTATCCAGTTCTTTATTTCTTGGACTTGTTCCTTAATCCACGTCTCATATTTAATTTTAGAGATTATTCCTTTCTTCCTATTATACTTAGTAAGTTCGGTTTTTTGTTCCCAACGAATTCTTTTCTGAGAAGCCAAAATATCTTTTATTGATCTTTTCATGAAGACAACTAGTGTGTTGTCTGTTGAAAACTCTTGAATCCAAGCAGAAACAGCGGGGCATTGTACCACGATTCCGTCTCTTTTCAATATCTCTCTCAATTTGTCCCGATTACTGACATTAAAATATTCTTCATCAATATAAGCGTAACCAGTATCGATAGCGATCATTTTGGCGGCGATTCTTGTACCTGATCTTTGCGGACCAGTAACAAGGATTTTATTGTATTTTTTGAGATTTTCAAACATTATAGTTTAAACTTGTTTATCATTAATTCTTCCTCAAAAGCATATATTTTATTATGCCCATCTTTAGTTTGTTTTAACTTTGCAGGAGTACTGTGTATTCCGTAATCTCCTATTCCTGTCGCTCTGTTAACAATTAATCTAACTCTTTTCATGCCTGTTTTCATTATTGCCCAATCTTTCCCTTGGTCTTGTGAGGTAGTTATCATTTTTATCCCGCCATTACTAAATAAGTTCTTAATTGCCCCTTCATCTCTTTGTTTATATGGACTATCTTTTACTATGTTGTAATAAGCCATATATTCTTTTTCTATTATTTTCCATTTTTCAGCCCAACATCCTTCAGCCCAAAAATGACCTTTTTTGAAAATTACTCTATCGAGGTTTTCTTTTACTTTATCTTCTTTACAAAGCAATTTTAATCCTGGAGATATACAAGCAACCCTTTTATCGTGTTCAAATTGTTTGAGTAATCTTTTCATTATCAAAATGAAGTGAGGACTAACAATAGTATCGTTTTCTATGAAAATAAAATATTTATAATTTTTATAGAGAGTTTGCATTGCTTCAAACTGATTAATGGCAACTGATACGTTTTTCTCTCTAATATGATAATTCTTATTTGGAAGTTTTGAGTCATGAAAAAGTTTTATACTACAAGAAATATCTTCAGCTTCGGCAACTACTTTATCTGTGAATTTACAAACAAATCCGTCTTGAAATAGATGAAAATGAGTATCAGATAAATCATTTTTCTCAAGTGACTTTATTGACTGTTTTAAATAGTCTGGTCTGTTCCAAGATATAATTCCTACTCCTAGTTTCATTTTGGCTTATACGCTACTACTGATAAAGAATAAGGTTTGTTCTTAGGAGTTTTTGCGTAAAGTACTCTCACAAAATTAACTTTTGACAAAAGTATATCTATTGTTTGAAAAGTCCATCCGTATTTATAGTAATCCAACTCATGATTTTGTTCACCGTAAATTTCCTTCAATAAGTCTTCATCTTGAGTGGAAATAAACGCCTTCATTATTTTACTTAAATCAGGAACATGGATTTCTAACTTTCCTCCAGGTCGAAGTACTCTGAACCATTCTCTTAATGCCACCATCGCTTCTTCTTGGTTTAAACATTGGAGCATATAGCAAGCACAAACATTTGATATTGAATTAGAGGCAAAAGGTAAAACACGAGCATCATTTTGGTATTTAATTCCTGGAAGCTTTCTTAGGTCTATTTGAGCGTAATTGGGATATAAAGGAGTTTTTCCTCCGCCTATTTCAATGTTTCTTATGTGACTTGTGCCTATCATTTCTAAAGCTGGATCTATTTTGTTAAGTTTTTTAATCCTCTTATCCCAGAGTTTATGAAATAATTCTTTATTTTTCAAGTTAGTTTCTTTAAACCCATCTTTATCTTTCTTTTGAGCCATAACCTGACTTTTCCCTTCGTAATGAATTAGTTTTGCTTCATGGTTAATATAAGCCTTGTAGCCTTTCTCTCTTACTTTCAAACAAAGATCATTGTCTTCGTAATAACCTCTTTTAAATCTTTCATCAAACCTGGCAAATTGTTTTCTAATTAACATACAAGCCCCTGTTACCGCCTCTACTTCTTCTATGCCAGCATTTCTTACACGAGAATCTGGTTGACGGCCACCAATATGTTTCGGCTCACCATTTTCAAAGGTAACACCTGCGTGTTGAACTATCCACCCTCTTTTTGGGTCATAAGGAAAATATAGTCTTGCTCCTACTATTGCAGCTTTACGTTTTATTTCCAAAACATCAATCATTCTTTCTAGCCAGCCGTATTGGGGCAAAGTATCATTGTTTAAGTAACAAACATATGGTCTAGTTGACTGTTTAGATCCAATATTATTACTTTTAGCGAACCCTAGATTAGTTTTATTAAAAATAAGCTTAATATCTTTATACCTCTTTTTTAGTTGCTGTAGAACGGTTCTAGTATCGTCAGTAGAAGCATTATCAACAAGAATCAATTCAAAACCTGGAGGAGTAACTTCATAAAGTCGATTAACACAATCCTTTGTATATTTAGAATTATTCCAACACAAAATGATGATACTAACCTTGTCGGTTTTACTTATAACAGAGTAGAACTTTTTAGCTGTTACTTTTTCGTCAAAGTCCTTACTTCTTTCTATTGCCAAATCAGACATGTTTATTAACTTGTTTTGATTTTCAATAAGTTCTATTGTTTTATCTTTTAATTCTTCGACACTTTTAATTAAGTATCCGTTTAGCCCATTCTGTATAATTTCTGGTTGTCCCCCTGTGTTTAAAGTTACAGGCACACACCCACTACTCATGGCTTCGACGGTAGTCATTCCAAAATGTTCTTGAGCTCCCGCTTCGGCGGGCATTGTTATTCCAGTTAGATGCCAATAGATTTTAGCTTCACTGTATAACTTCTTAAGCTTATCAAAAGGAACACTGGGAAAAAATTTAATAGGATAACCTTTTGCCATTGATACTAACTCATCGTAATAATCTTGTTCTTGTACTTGACCAATAAGGTAAAATTCCCAACCCTTAAGTCCTTTATCAACCAATTCTTTGAATGCTTTTATCATTTGTCGATGTCCTTTGTCGGCTTCAGGTCGAGGCTTAGTGATTCTGCTTACATGAAGAATAGTGTTGTTTTTCTTACCAGACTTGAATTGAGAAGTCATAATCGGAGGATAAACGACTTGAATTTCTTTGGGAGATCTTTTCCATCTCTTTATAATATTTTCTTTTGTATATTTTGAATTAGCCAAAAATTCATAATCACTTTGAATAGGAAAGTAGAACTGAGGAAAAAAAACAAGCATATATTTTTTAAGAGCATTGGTTTTTTCGGCTCTCCAATGGGAGATATTTAAAAATCCATAATGATATTTTTCTCCTATGTCTGGGGTATGTTTGTGGAAAGTCAGGCCTTCTACATCAAGATGAAGATAATTTTTCATCCACTCTTTTGTTTTGGGAGTTTTGGGAATATAAACGTCAACATCGTAAAATTTCTTAAGATATTCTAAAAACTTAAAAGCATGAACTGTGCCTCCTCCCAATAAATTAAAATGATCATTTAGACACCCATAACGTATTTTGGGGAATATATTTTTATCCATTTTTATACCCAATTAATTTTACCGCTAACATTACCATCACGTCTTACTTTTGATTCATCATGTGGAGTTGGAGCGCTTGGTCCTCCCGCATCCATCTGATCAACCAATTGTCTGATGTTTTTACCTTTTGAGGTAGGAGCATGAACCCTGCGAGGTTCTTCTGTTGCTTTAATCATTTTTTCTACTTGATGGGGGACTTTTCTTGTTTCTGAAGGTCTTACTGTTGACTGAGGTGCTGACGGAGATGCTTGATTTGATTGTCCTTGAAAACCACAATTAGTACAAAACCAGCCAGTGGAACCAAAAAATAACCTATCTCCACATTCAGGACAAAACTGGTCAGGAAATAAAACCCTTTGAATTAAACCAAAAATTTGTTTTTTAAGCTCCTCTTTATTTTCTGCGTAATCTTCTACTGTCTTGTCAATTTTTTCCTTTAGAGTTAGAGCTTTTGGGGCGAGTATCTTTGGTTGTTTTTTTATTTTTTGTTTTCTTACTTTTTTCTTTGCCATAAGCTGTTTCTTTTCCTATAACCTTTAAGACTTTCTCGAAGAAATTGTCTTTCATATATTATTATACTTTATATTAGTTGATCGGCAAGTGAGCATTTGGGTCATCTTTAGCATCGACCATTCTTTTGAAAAATGCATCATAGGACTCAACTTTTTGTTTCCTTTTGATTTCTTTTTTTTCTGCTTTTGTTGTTGGAGGCTTTCTAATATGTATAACTGTTCCTGTCCACTGATCAGGGCTTTGCCTCACATTATCAGGAATAAGACTCTTTTTGAACTTGGGCGAATTGTGTTTAACTTCAACTTCGTTGGCAATACAAAAAAACCTATCATTTATAAATATTTGAACGGGAGATTTGATTATTATATTCATTTTACTTCCCTTACTTTATAAGTTAAATCCATTGACATATCATCTGCACCTTCAATCCCATGTGTTTTTATTCCTTTCCCTTTATGTTTTTCATAATACATAATCATTTCGAGAGGATTATCAAATTTTTTATTCGACATTTGTTGTAATCTTTTCCAAAACAAAGGTAATTGTCCTATCATAAAACTCATTAATGGTGCGAGTTCTCCAAAAACAACTCTACGACCTTCTCCTGTATCAGGATCTTCATAAATAATAATTGCTTTTTTAATACCTTTTTTAATTACTTTATTCATTTTAAATATCCTATTGGCCATTTAGCTAGTATTCTTTTGTCTCCTAACCATCTTAACCAATGTCTAATCTTCTCACATTTAGTAAATGGTTTCCTTAAATCTCTGCCACAATCAAAACAAAATGTACCTTTGTATTCTTCCTTGTGTAAACATGAAATATATTTTAATACTTGATAACATTTTGGACAATGGATAACGGATGCTCTACTACTTTTAATATATGTTTCTTTTTTACCTGTGTATCTATTATGAAATCTCTTATTGATAAGTTTGACATTAGCAGGCCATAGTTTAAATCTCATTTTTTCTCCTTTCCGAGTATCCAAGTACTCATAATTATTTATAAATATAAATTTTATAATCTTCTTTAGTTTTTGCTTTGTGGCAAATTTTACATAATCCTTGACCATTACTTAACTTTAGTGCCAGTTCTGGAAATTTAGATACAGGTTTAATATGGTCTGCGTGTATTGATTTCCTCTTTCTACACTTATTACATATGGGATATTTTTCTAATACTTTTCTTCGCCAAATCTTATATCCTCTTTGATGTCTAATTGAATAATTCTTTTCTGTTAGTCCATTTCGCCAATTTGCTGCAATTTTACCAGTTCTTCCATTTGGATACTTTTCTTTTAATGATTTCTTTACCTTTTCACTATGTTTTCTTTTTGATTCAGTACTTTTATTTTCCCATGTCTTTTTTAACGATTCACCAATTTTATTACCCCACCAATGTTTTCTACCTTTTCTAATTATACTCATCTTTCTTTTGGTTTCTTCTGATAGTTTTTTTCCTTTCCATGGTGAGAATTTTTTTCGACCATGAGAATATTGTTCTTTATTAATTTTACTAATCTTTTCTCTTGTTTCTTTACTAACAGGATGACCTTTTAATTTCTCACTGATTCTTTTTCTTGCTTTTTTTGATAAATCAGGTCTTCCGTTTTTCATATAACATATTATATAACAAGATGGGTTAAAAATCAACTTTGTTTTTTACCTAAAATCCATTTTTGCATGTAGAGCGAAAAGTTAGACCCTTCTTTACTATATCTACCTTCTGTTCTTGATTCATAGTGATAAACAAGAGATGTAGGTTCGTAATAGATTTTATGTCCCTTTGCTTTTACTCTTTGGCACAAATCCATATCTTCCCACCCACACCAATATCTTTCATCAAATCCTCCTAGTTCTTCAAAAAGAGCTTTAGGAATAACCATACAAGCTCCAGTAACAGCAAAGTATTGTTGTCTTTTCATTGCTGGTGGATAATTCATTGGTTTATTAAAATAGACATGATCTGGCACTCCTGATTTATATTCGACTATACCAGCGTGTTGAATTGTTCCTTTACCTGGGTGAATAAGTCGAGCACCGACTAAACCAACTGCTTTTTCTTCACTAAAAACTTTCATCATGGCAGTTAGCCATCCTTTGGTTACGATTGTGTCGTTATTTAAAAGACATAAGAAATTACCTTTGGCTACTTTTGCCCCTTGATTGTTGGGGATAGCGAAACCTTTATTTTCTTCATTTCTTATATATTGTCCATCCATCTTAAAATTAGAGGTTAAAACAAACTCTTGAGTGCCATCATCTGACGCATTATCGACAACAATCAGTTCAAAAGGCCATTGAGTATTCTTCTCAACAGACTCCATCATTGGTTTTAAAAACTCTAGTTTGTTCCATGTGGGACAAATAATACTTACTTTATCTTTCATTTTTTCTTTTTAGGTTTTTTCTTTTCTCTTTTAGGTTTATTACGTCTAGCCATATTTACCTCCTTTTTATTATTAGGGCAATCCTTCCAGTGATACGAGTCTTCACCCGTTGCCATATCAATTACGTACCATTTGCCACTTTTAGATTTTAACCAGTCTATTGACCAATATCCTTTAAAAACATGAGCAACTTTTAATGTTAATTTTTTCAAATGATTAAGATCATCTTTGTTAATAATATTCATTGTTTTTAGTTTTTTCTTCCAATCTTTATCCTTATTAAATCCTTTAATTGCTTCTTCTGGCCAGTATGGATGCATACATTCAATTTTACCGTCACGAATAAAGAATCTCATCTCCTTTGTTATTGGTATTTGACTGCCAAATGCACTAAATATTGGACTAGTAGGAATTAATTTTCTTACCACCCAAACATTAATAGGGAATGATTTTTTTGGATTTACGCTAGACATAATACTGTATTCCAACATTGTTTGAACATTTTTCATTAATGTATCTTTTTGTTTAACATAACAAGTTTCAGACCACTGATGTTTGTGACTGGTTTGCCCAGTTCTTATGAAGACAGGATATCCACCCATCCTTGTTATCATGTGTTCAAGTAATCCTCTGAAGCTAGAAAAGGTTCTCATGTCTTTTTCGTCGAGTTTTTTCATCCAAAATAGTTTCATCATTGCTTTGTTGAAATTATCGTCTATTTTGTTCATGTCAACTATGGCTGTCTGGGGAAAAGGAATGCCTGTCTTTGCTAACTTAGGAAACCAATAACTCATGCAGTTTTTCTTAAAATTCATTTTATTACCTCTCCATTTTCAAATTTACCACTTCGAATCATAAAATCTCTGCTTTCTAAAATCTCGAAATATGTCTTACCATCTTGTCCTGCCATATAAGGTAAAAAGATTTCTTCTAATTTAACCATTTCAGTATCAATCATGGCCATCTGAACCTTTACCCAATCATGAATATTTTTCCATCCAGTTCTATAAGGCTGTAAATCATCTTTACAACGAATACCATCATTTTCAAAAACCTTTTTAATTTTCTCAATTCTTACTGGTAGTTTAATTGGCAACATGCCCTTGGGTGTTTGAATAGTAAACGTAAGTCCGACAGCCCGCCCATCATCATAGTCAAACATAATCTGTTTAGCACCGTGTTCAACTAACATTTTTTGAATACCATCAAATATTCTATTAATGGCCATACTTGATGTGTAATTATTTAGTGGCATTTTTAACTAAATTCTAATTCTGAATAATAAGTAAATCTCCATTCTTTATAATCTATTTCTTCAACATATCCCTCGTTAATTAAATTTGTTATAAATTTATCTCCTCCAGAACCATAACTACCATTCTCTTTATATAGGTTTGCCACATCTTGTTCTTTAAATGTTTTCAAAACTTTACAGACAGTTCTTATATGATAATCCGAATACTCGCCTGATGATAAAATAAGCAAATCTCCTTTTTTATATTGTTTTTCGCCTGGTTCCATATTATCTTCTTGTAAAAGGCTGCGCGTCCTCTTTAATTAATTTCTTAAATCTATCTAACATTAATTTTGCTCTACTTTCAGGTGTTAGTTTTTTGGCGAACTTCTCTGCTTCTTTGCCATATTTCTTTCTAGTTCCCTTATTTGTAAGTAATTTTACTATTGCTTCTTTTAAGTCATCAGGATGACAAAGTTGATATTTTGAGCCATCTAAGTTATAAGTATAGGCTCGTGATTTAATCAGTAACCCCCTGTTTTTAACAATCTCGCGAACCGCCGAGTGGTCAACGCCAATAGAAGGGACGGCAGAGATGCCAGCTTCTATAAACGGCAGCCCGAAACCTTCACCCCAAGAGGGAAGAATGTTTATATCTGCGAGATTGTATTGAATGTTGAGGGTTTTATCATCTATCGGCCCTCTGTCTTTACCTCGTGGTAAAAGTACATAATTAACTAAACCCAACTCGTGAACAAACCTTTCCAAATCGTATCCGTCAAATTCTCCCGAATCTGTTTTTGTTCTTTTAATACCTGAAGACAAAATAAGTGTAGTATTTGGTACTTCTTTAATTACCTCTTTAAAAGCATCTAATAAGACGGGAACATTCTTGCGCTGTTGCCCTCTGGCATTACATACCAAGACATTGATTCCGTCTAATTGGAATTGTTTTTTTAGTTTATTTTTATCTAGTTTGTGAAATATTTTAGGATCGACAGAAGGATAAATAACTTCCCCCATTAATCCTGGAACAACTTGTTTACATTCAATTGCTCCAAAGTGAGATTGCCAAAAACAATAATGCATCCATTTTAAAGATTCTCTTGAGTAAAAATCTAAAGGCTCTGAGTCTAATGTCCCCCAGTGAACCCATTTAAACTTAGCAGGATGAGCCAATGTAAATGATATTTTAGGAAGCATCCAGAAATCTTGAACGGTTAATACAATGTCAGGTTGAAAGTCGTCTATAGCATAATGTAATACTTCTTGGGCGTAGTGGTTTTTAACTTCAGGTGTCTTGGTGTGGTAAACAACCATATCGTGATCTATCGGGTATCCATTGTATCCTAAAGCTACTTGTCTGACATCGTTATTCTTTCTTAAATAGGGCAGTACGTCTTTGATTTCTCTAGCATAACCGCTAGTCCATTTCCAATAATCGCCATATATAAGTATTTTCATTTTTTTTTAATGCTTCTTTCTAATCTATTAGCAGTTTCTTTTAAGTCTTCGGCACTACCTTTCATATTTTCAATTATGTCAGCCATTTTAATTCCCTTATCCCACTCTGATGCTGGTTTATCTGATATTAATGTAAATAAAGGTTTTTTTATTATTTTCATTTTCTTTTTAATATTTTACGAGCAAATTTCTGCTCTTTTTTAGATAAACTACGATATTTCATACAGATATTTTCTTGTACTCCTTTTTGGAAACACTCATTACACCAGAAATCTACACCGTGGTCAGTCCATACTTTTATAATAGATGAATTATATCCCTTGACACCCATTCGTCTTAAACATTGGGAACATTGATTAATGTCAAGAGTGACCGTATTTCTTGAGGCGGGTTCAAACCCCAGCGTTGCTGTTTGATCCTCCACAGGGTTGAGCTTTTGTTTTGGGTTAAAAACTCCTGACATTGTTTACTCCTTTATGAACATATTTCATTGTTGGCTCCTGGCTATATCTTGTAAATCCCAAGTATAAGTGGGACGAGAATTAAAAAAAGGGTCAACCATTTCTTTTCGTTTAATAACTTTGTGAATAATTCCTAATTTTAAGGATTCTTCAATCGAAAACCATTTATCTTTCCCGCTTTCAAATAATTCTATCCAGTAACCCACGGTGGTTCTTCCATTTGTTTGATAAGAAAGAAGTTTAGCCATTTTACTCTGAACATCTTTTACATACTTGACATGAGCTTCAATATCGGGAACTTTATCAACAATTCCAAATGCTGCTGAATGCATCATAATTTGTGTATAGTCGTGACATATTCTTTCTGATCCACCCATAAAAATAATAAAGCCCCCTGAAACAATATTAGCCAATCCGATAGTAGTAATAGGGCATGGACTTGTTCCCATAACATCAGTAGCAACAATAGACTCATAAAGATTACCACCCAGAGAATTAATTACTACCCTTATAGGAAGTTGCTGAGATTGTTCTTGGAGAACAACCATATTAGTATAAAAAACCTCTATAAGAGAATCATTGATTGGACCATTTATCCATATTTCTCTTTTTTTAAGTCGTTCTTTAAAAGATTCGGCCTTTAATTTTTGCAGTTCATTATTTTGATCTGGCTTTTCCGTCATCATTTTTATTCTCCTTTAATAATTTTCTAATATTATCGCTAAGTGCCTTCATGTTTTTTTGTAATTGTTTGATCTTTTTATCCTGTTCTGTAATGGCTAAACTTATTAACTTTTGATTATTGATAGTGGCCACAAAAATATCAGCGACTTGTTTGAAGTTTTTTTGAGCACAAGCATTATGTTTACCAATAGGTAAGGGAGCTGATGGATCCATGTTTGGAGGTGCGGGTAGAGTAATCTGTAAAAGTGGTTTTTGAGGAACACTCGGATTATCCGTTGGAGGTTGTGTCTGTTTTATTGTCATTAATGTTTTCAAATTTTTTAAATTGGCTATTATAGATGATTATGTTGGTTTTGTTCCTGGCCATAGTTTGCCTTTTTCTACACAATTAATGCACATATAAACATCCTGCCTTTTCATTACTGGGGGGATTCTTCTAACAGCTCCTGTAATTCTGTCCTTCTGCATCCTTGCTGGTTTAACCATTATCAATCTTATTTGATGTAATCCTCGTGTTGTTGGATTACCACAAACATTGCACTTGACGGATGGCAAAACTACTTCTTCTGTTTCGTCAATCCGTTTTTTATTTGGAATTATTATTTTGCTCGACATCTTCTTTTATAACAGGCTGTCCTTGTTTAACTTTATCACCGAAAGGTGTAGTAACTGGTTCATCCGCTATTTTGTTGAGATACCAAACCAAGATATATATTTTATTACCTATTGAAAAAGAATTGCGTCCATTAAGAAACCTTTTGGTGTTATCAATTGTGTCGAGAAATTTATTAACCTCCTCATCGAATTTCTGAAGTTGTTTAAGAGTCGGTTTCTCAGGTGAAACGAAAGACTCTACTTTCATGCGAGCCCTAAGTGTTTTTTGGGCTGTATTTGGAATATTTGAGGGCATCTTGTCTCCTTTTACTAATTTCTAAATTTTCAACTTTTTAAATTATAACAAAAAATTGTTTAAAAATCACCTTTAACCTTCATCGTGAGAACTTTCATCTTCTTCAGGTGCTTCTTCTCCTGGTTCACGATCGGGTTTTCCTGTAGGACTGTCAGGAGAGGAAGCCTCTGATGGTCTTCCAATTGCCTTTTCAACTTCGATCAATGAATCATTTTTTGTACTAAGTAAATAATATTTATTAGCCCAAGGTTCGTCAATTGGTAACTGCCCCATGGCTATTCTTGCTTCGTTAAATGAATACAGTCCTTTATCACGAGCAGTCATGAAATCACGCCTTGAAGCCTCGGACTCCTCTAGCCCTGCTGTTTTAAAGTCTAATCGCCATCCTTCAATTCCCATTCCGTCTTGAATAATTGTTTTAGTAATCTTTTGAGAAATCAATCTTCTTAAAGGAAAAGCATTAACGAGATAGAAAGACCTTCTCATTTCACTCATAGTCGCCCTGTTTGTCCCTTCAGGAAATCCTATCATTGGTAATGGAACTCCATACTGACCTGCAACCTGTCTTAAACCGTAGTTAAGAAGCTCTAGGTAGGCCATATCTTGTGGTGTCAATCCTAAGGGTTCTGCCTTTGCTCCTTTAAATGATATTAATGTTTTTCCCGCATTATGAGGACCCATGTAATTTTTTTCAAACCAAGATGACACCGCATCTGCATCTGCCTCAGTGGAATCATCAGGTAAACTCAATTGAATAGGTGGACGACCACCATTTCTTAAGATATTAATATTATAAGTCAATGCTCTTAAAAGTAACTGGAGGGTAGCTGTATTATCTTCCAAAACGGCTCTACCATATAAATCCGCCCTCCTACTAGGTCGTCTTAGTTGTAATATTTCATCTAAATTGTAAATAACTGATTTATTTTCGGTTGTTTTTCTTTTGTATCCAACTTTTTCTATCACACCTTTTTTCTTTTTTTCAGCATCAACCAAAATCGTCATCATTGTTGGGTCAAGATTGTAAAGTTCTGCTACTTCCATTGCTTTACGTTTATAATTGGCACTTCTTTTTGTGGGAACTTTTTCTAAATAAAAATCTCCATAACAAAGGTAGTTTTCAATACAAACACCAAGTAATGTTTCAATCGTATCATCAGGATTGGGATTGTCGAAAAAATCAATTAATCTTTTTAAGTCTTTTTTAGAACCTTTTTTGCCTCCGATTGAGGGCTTAATTACGTATCCACCGCCCAATACCGCCTCTCTAATCCTTGAAGCAGATTGAATTGAACCAGGAGAATCACTAAACAAAGTTGATAAAGTATTGTAGTTTTTGCCTGATGTTAAAATATTAGCTGAAAATGTATCCTGGCCGTATCCTGAGGTGGAAACAAACTTGCGAGGCTTTTTAAGACGATCATCGAGAGCCTTAACTGTTTCAAATGCCCAATCCTTTTTAGCTACTGCTAGTGCTTTTTTAATCTCACTAGATACTTCTTTATTATATTGAGTCTTTAGTTCTTGTTTTAGTTCTTCTGTGGTCTTTTTTTGAGTAGAGCTCTTTGCCTCAGCAATCTTTGCCTTTACTTGCTCACTTCCTAGAATGGCTTTTTCTAAAATTTTAGGGATTTTCATATTTTTTTTGAAAAAAACTAGTTTCTGCATAAAATATACACTTTTTTTAAAAGAAAAGCAATCATTTTCCTACTATCTTAAAACCGTATCCAGGTGTGCCTTTCCCACATTGATAGCAAACACCTGCTACTGCATCAGCAACGTCTTTACTTCCTTGTCTAGGATGGTCAATTTTCATTCCTTTAATTTCCTCCAATTGTTGTAATTCACTAATAAAAGGTTTGTAGTAGTAATAATCCAATCGTTTGTCTAATAAGGCAGCTTTTAGGGTGTAGTATGCCTCAGGATTGCGGTCTACTGAAAAGAAATCAGCGTTAAAACCAGCTGATTTTAATGTTTGGACAGAATCAACGCTTTGCCATCCGTCAAATGTAATGAGGTGAATATTGTATCCAATGTTTTTTAATTTGTAGATTATTTGTCTAACTTCTTCAAATTGAATCTCGTCTTTAGGTCCTGCTTTTATTTGCATCATCAAGTCAATAAAGATTTTAGGACGTTTCTCAATTTTACCCTTACTGCTTTTAGCTTCCATCCAGCCATTAAATTTACCCATTGCAAGACCAGCACAATCCCCCTTGCCTCCCTTGTTAAGTCCTAAATCGATATGGATAAATCTTTTATCTGTATCAAAATTCTCGCTTCCTCTGTGATTAAAAAACCATTCTGAAAATTCACCAGTTTTGAGGCTTATTGGATGTTTCCTTTTATAGTTAGCATTATTATTGATGACTTCAGAATCATTGAAAAATCCTTGAATTGCCATTGATGGTTCAGCTCCATAGTCCCTCATTGCCCTTTCGGGGTTTTGTTGAAATTCAGTTTCGTATTCGACTGGAACCATTATTCCTTTTTCTTTATAAACAGATAGATATTTACCTAAATCAAATTTTTCTCCACCAAACATTTCTTCAGGCATTGCTTCCCATAGTGGCGTTCTTCTTCTTAGTACCTTGGGATTATTCTTTTCTTCCTCAAATTTGGTTTCGGCAAAATCATAAACATATCTAGGAGAAGTAATAATAAACATTTTTCCTTTACTAAAAAAACGAGAACGAATACGTTTTTTAATCTGATTGTATGATTCTTCCGCATAATCTTTGTCTTTAGTCAGTGTATGAAAGGAGGCTTCGTCTATAACTGATCCAAAGATGTTATAACCAAGAGGAGATTCTTCATTAGAACCTAGCGGTAATATGAAAATGTTTTTAGGCATTCGTATTTTTGACTTAATACGGGGATCGGGTGGATAGAAATTTTGAAACCATTGATTATTGTCTATTCTGTTCTTGATCTCACCAAAAACAATATCCTTGGCTTGACTAAATGATTTAGAAATATTAACAAAAGCAATTTTAGTACCTTTAGCAAATTTAAAATATTTTTGGGGATTTCTTAAACATAAAAGGCGATAGATGATATAAACAATTGCCATTGAAGATACATAGGATTTGCCCGAACCAATCCCCGCAATATATAAAACTTCCTCATATTTTCCTAAGTTTTCAAATTCTTCCCAAGTATCAAACCCATCAAAAATATCTATAAGAAGTTGTTTATTGTAAGGTCTGGGGCCGTCTTGTTTGGTAACAAATTTAGGGTTTTCTAGAAACTCCTTCATTGTTACTGGTTTGTATTGGTACTCTGGATTGTTTGTCAGGAATTCCAGTGTTTCCAGTTCCTCCAGACTTGCGTTGTTTACGAACTTTGTGAATTGCGGCGAGAATAATAGATTTGTCATTTTCGTTTAACTTCTGCATTTCTACAGAGAATTTTGCTATTTTAGCTTCTGCGTTTAAATTAATATTTAAATTATCAGATGACTTAATACCTTCAATATCCATTATCTTATTTAAAACCGACAGAGCAGTGTTCATAAAAGTAGCTCTGGTTGACCCTTTGGCGTTTAAATATTCTTGTACCGCTCTCTGATACAGAAAATCGAGCTTATCTTTAATTTCTGCTCTTTTTTCGTTGAAATCGATATCTTGAGCTAATTCATCTTGTCTAATATATTCTATATCATTTGCAACTACCTGTGGAGATACTGGAACTTCAACAATTTGATTTTTGCCAACTTTAATTCCTTTTTCTAAAATACGAGCCATTTGATAAGGCCCATATCCCATTCTCATAAGTTCTCTGACCTTGCTTCTACGTAAAGCCATTTTGTTGACATTATCAGGATCAACATTTTGAGCTTCTGCTATTATTTCTTTCGGTAATGGCAAGATTTTACTTTGTTTTGCCATGTTTTGTTAAATACTCTAAACAAATAGTAACCAGTGCTTTGGGGATGTCTTCTTTTCCTGTTGCCTCAATTGCACTATTAACAATTTTGTTTTGTTTCCCCGTTAGTATGATTTTAAATTCATATTCTTGGCTCTCTGTTTCATTTAAACTAACTCCTTCATCGTCAAAAGCATCAAAATCATAATCTAATAGATCTTTCATTCCCTCCATTTGGTCTTGGGTATAACCTAATTTATCTTCTAATTCTTCCATAGAATAGGTTTTATGAAGCGTATGAATAACTTCTGCCAATTTTAAAGTGTCAAATTCGCCTCTAAGTTTATTCATATTGATTGTAGAAATCATAGCATCAGGAAGATTTTTATCGACAATAATCGAAGGTAGTTCTGTATAGTTAGTTTTTATTCCTGCAATAAATCTATGTTCACCGTCAATAATTTCATATTTAATCTTACCTTTGGGCTTAATTCTTCTTAGCAAAATTGGTTGTAAAAATCCTTCTTCCTTAATCTTTTTTATTAATTGCTCTAGAATTTCTTCTGGAACAACATTAGGATTATAATTATTCTTTCTAATTTCCTCTATTTTAATAAGTTTGACTTCGTGTTTATATTTAGTCATATTTAACTCCTCGTTTTTCCCATACACGGGTAACAAAGGCTTCTACTTCTTTAAATACCATCGCATTTTCTAAAGTACGATTTCTATGAGCCTTGCTTTTTTCATCGAAAAATTTATAAACTCCTGCTTTTTTTATTCTATCAAGGATTCGTTTGTCTTTATACCATGTGCTCTGTAGTTTTAATCTTTTTTTATCAAAGTTATAAACCGCTCCTATCCGACCACCAAGTATCCAATTAGTGTTATCAACTGAATAAAAAGGATATCTTAATAGTAATTGGAAATCTCCGACACCAAAACCGTGAATCTTGCTTTTTAATCTAATAATCCGAAAACACTTATCTAAATGTTTTATTCTGCGGGGACGAGGAACACCAACTAATCCTCCTAAGGCTATGTAGTCATACTCTTTAACCATCTGCTCTAATTTCTTATAAGGAGAACCGATATGAAAAGTGGCGAGAGGTTTTAATCCCTTGCTTTCTAAGTATCTTTGATTTTTTTCTGTAGCTTTAGCGTCACCAATAACGTCAAGATTCGCATAAACCTTTAAATAAGGAAGGTGTTTTTTTACAAAATCGGCATATTTATCTATGTCAATAGTTATGTTCCTAGTCCAAGCAGAAAAAGCACCTGAATCTAAAAAGATATTTTTATTTAACAAGCCCCTGTCTTTATGCCATTGAACAAATCCCCCTTTCCCTTTATTTCTGAACGTTAAATAAGACTCTAATATACTTTCTAAACCCGCCTTTTTAGCTTCTCTATGATAAGCACTGTATCCTGCAAAGTATAGCCTCATTTATTAATAAGGTTTAAAAACTCGCTTCTTACTTCAATTTTATCTCTAAATACTCCCAAACAAGCAGAAGTTGTAGTAATACTATTAATTGATTTTGTTCCCCTCAAAGAAACGCAGTCATGACTGGCTTTTAAAACAACCATTACTCCCAGTGGGTTTAGCGTGTCATTTATCGCTTTTGCCACTTGAGTAGTAATTCTTTCTTGGTTTTGAAGTCTTTTAGAAAACATCCAAACAAGTTTAATTAATTTATCTAATCCGACAATACGATCAATTGGAATGTATCCGATCCACGCCTTCCCTCTGAATGGAAGTATGTGGTGTTCACAGGTACTAGTAAAATCAGTACTTATTATTACCATTTCGTCACAATCTTCTGCTTCAAAAGTTCGATTTAAAACATCTTTTACTCGATAGTTATATCCCTCAAATAACTCTGGCCAATCTCTTGCTATTCGTTCAGGAGTTCTTTCTGTTCCCTCCCTTCTTTTAGATCCTTCTATCGCATCTAATAATAGCTCTGCAGCTTTATAAAGCTTTTTGCTATCAATTTTATTTCTAACTGGTTTTGTTGAACCGCTTTGTAAACTCATTTTTCATTTACCTCCCATGGATAGACTATCCACTTGTCAGTATTTTGACAGTAATAATCTGGTTTAATAATTGGCTTGTTTTTTAATTTATAGTGTAATACCGCTATTTTACTATTAGGAAATAGTCTTTTAGTGATATTCATTGTTTCGCCCGTATCGATAACGTCGTCACAAATTAAGGTTTTTTTGTTACAAGGTAGTTTTTTGTCTATTCCTTTAAATAAAACCATTTTATGTCGTTTTTTGTTGTTATAAGAATGTATGGAAATTGTTTCAATGGCTTTAATATCCAAATATTGAGACAACATACCAGAAACAAATAATCCTCCTCTAGTGATGGCAACAAGTATTTCGAAGTTATATTTTGATTCTTTAATCCAGTCGGCCAAAAGTTTTGTATCTCTAATTAAATTCTTCCAACTATAATTGATTTCTTCAGTTTTCATATTTAGTTGGATCTTTAACTTTCGCTAAAGTAAAGGCTTCTTTTCTTTCTACACAGGTACCACATTTGCCACAATGTTTTTCTCCGCCCTTATAGCACGACCAAGTTAATTCATAAGGCACATTCAGCTTCACTCCTGTTTTTACTATGTCTTTTTTCGTTTCATACATAAAAGGAGTAATTATCCGAAAACTTTTCTTACAGAACCCCTCATTACCCAAGTAACTGACAAGGTTTAGCGCCTCTATAAAATGGGGACGGCAATCAGGGTATACGAAATGATCTCCTCCATGAACTCCAAGGTAGACCGCCTCTGCTTTAATGTTAACTGCATATCCAACTGCTATCGAGGCCATAATCATATTTCTATTGGGCACAACAGTAATTTTCATATTATCTTCTTTGTAGTCCCCTTCAGGTACTTCTATATCACTTGTTAAAGCTGAATTGCTAATAAGACTTGTTATGTTAGTTAAATCAACAATTTTGTGATCTACTTTTTTTATCAAACAAATTTTCTCTGCGTGTTCTAATTCTTTTTTATGCTTTTGTCCATAATCAAAAGAGATCGCATATACTTTGTATCCATCTTCTACTGCTTGGTAAAGTGCGGTAGTAGAATCCATTCCTCCTGAAAACACTATAACTGCTTTTTTCATATTTTCTTCTTAAAGTAAACTTGATAATTTATATCCTAAGTATATACCGAGAATACCTGCGATTCCTGCTAGTACACCAGGGGCGGGTATGGGTAATTTTAATTTAGCAAATATAAACCCACAAATTGTGCCTGTTAATGTTGATAGAATTAGATCTTTCATTTTTTTTTGACTTCTTCAGTTAAGTCTTGACTTTTTAATATACGAATATTGGCCTCTCTAGTTGCTTCAATTATCTCAGTGTTAATTTTATTTTCTTTACACCACTTAATCAAACTGTTAATGTCTTTTGGAAAACAACTTCCTCTATATCCTCTTTTACCTTTATGCCATACGTCCCAATACATTCTGCCCATTGGTGATCCAACCCACTTAGAAGCTATTGAGATACCTTTAACTACTTCAAAATCAGCGTTAAGTGGTTGACAAATATCGTAAAAGAAGTTGGCAAACATGACCATCAATGCACCATGAAAATTGTTGACATATTTAGATATTTCAGCCTCACTCGCCGCACATATTACATCACAAGGACTTTGAGGAAGTAAATGTAGGATTTCTTGGGCATGAGGATAGCTTTTGTTTGTATAACCAATTATTTGTCTATCTGGACTAACAAAATCTGCTTCTGCTGTTTTTTCACTTAAAAATTCAGGATTAAAGAAAAGAAGTAATTTAGGATGTTTTTTTTGGAGTTTATCAGTTGTTCCTGGGACAATTGTTGATTTAATAATTACTTTCTTTTTACCAACAATTTTATCTAATACTTCTTCCACAATATTCGTTTTATATTCTTTCTTGCTCCAATCAAAAGGTGTTGGTACGGCTATAAAGATATAATCAGCTTCTCTGTTAATTTCTTTCCAATTATAGCTTTGTTTATCTAAAGATAACCCCATTACTTTATATTTAGGATAAATTCTTTTTTTAAACCACTCATACACTCTTTTCCCCACCATTCCTGTATGTCCAATAATTGCTATTGTTTTCATTTATCTCTTTTGTTGCCCCATAGGAGGATATGTAATCTGGGAATTAATCGCCAACCTTTTTCTTTACATAATTCAGCAACTGCTCGTCCATGTCTAGCTACGTCTTCTTGTTTGATACCTTCAGGCATTAAAATTATCTTATCTTTATCTAATCCACATTCTTTAACAATTTTCTCAATTTCCTCTAAATCTTTATTACAGGTGACTACAAATTTAAATGTGGCAAGAGAAAGAGAGTTAAATCTTTTTAAAACACCAGGACTATATCTTAAAATTTTGAGATTACCTGAATTTTCTAGTTTAGGAGAAACGTTGTATTGAATATCTCTACGAAGTTGTTTCTCAAAACGAAGCGGAGGTAATGTTCCATTTGTTTCAATTTCGATTTTCCAATCTCTTAGATAAGCAGAAGTTGTATGATTGGGAAAAAGTAAATCAATTAGTTTTATAAGAGCCCCTTTTTGTAATAAAGGTTCTCCTCCAGTAATAACCAAACGACTACAAGGGTATTTTTCTATCTTTTTTACTGTTTCTTTTATACTCCATCTTTCAGGTTCAGTAAAAAATCTCTTATCTTTCCTGTCCCAAGTATAAGGAGTATCACAAAAGGAACATTGAAGATTACATAAATGAAGTCTTAAAAATATTGCTGGTCTACCAATAGAATCACCTTCTCCTTGTAGAGAAAAAAAGCACTTGTCTCCACTAACCAGTAAACTATCTTGTTTAATTGCCATATCTATTTTTTCTTCCATGTTTCTTCTCGGTAACTTGCAGCGTTTGTTGCTGTTTCGTAAATAGTAACTTGGACTAATTCTATTCCTTCAAGGGCAGATTGTTTAAATACAGGAAGTAAATCATTCCAAATATCTCTTGCCATATTTTCAGCAGTAGGGTTGTTATCCATCCATGTGATCCAATCTTTACCCATAGCGCTAGCGATTGTCTGGTTGTCTTTATCTTTTGCCCAAAGAATCGTTTTGTGATCATACTTTTGATCAATATGATTTCTAAATATCTTTTTCAAATCACCAAAATCCATTACTGCCCCCCAGTGGTTTAGTTTGAATGATCCAATAGTTATTATCACTCGATAAGTATGTCCATGGATTTGGCTACATTTTCCTTTGTAGTTAGAAAGACGATGAGCCGCATCAAACTTGAACTCAGAAGTTAAAAAATATCTATATTTCATGGCCTTATCTCCAACAGGAAATACGGACCCTAAATCAACTAAACCCATCTTGACCTCCTTTTTCTCTAATATAATCTAAAAAATCAGCTAAAAGATTAAGATCAATTACTGCCAATTTGGTAACTTTATTATGCTGTCTTAAAACGAGAATGGGTTCATCATCGGGTTGCTTACAATACTTTTTCTTGACTTCTTCATAAAGAGAAAATACTCTAAACTTTTTATATCTCTTGGCATCAATCTTAAAAGAAGGAAAGTCTTCCAATATAACATCACAATTAACTTCACTATAAGATTGGCGAATAATTCGTCTACCCCTTAGTACTAGTGCGGTTGTTTTTTCTAAATCTTTCCATGCTTTACTCATAATTTTCCTTAACTTAACCTAAGTCAGAGATACAGGATTCGAACCTGCAACCTGATGCTCCCAAAGCACCCGCTCTGCCAGTTGAGCCAATCTCTGTTATTGTTTTTATTATATATCATCTCTGCTTATTTTGTGAGTTTATGCTGGAGATTTACCCCCTCTCCAGCATTGCAGATTGTCAAGGAGTCGGACCTTGCATGGCAAAGTTTGGAGTTTCGCCTGTACCCAGTACCCAATCTATTATTTTATTTTAACATAGCTCTCCACTAAAAAACCTCTCACGGCATTGACGCTCTTGATCCTTGCAATACCAATGAACGTTATCTTTAGTTTCCGAATCCGATTTGAGCGAAGACTTTAAAAGCCTTTGAAGACTACTCATTCTGTTTAAAAACTCTTTCGAGTTATTTTTGTTTTTTTCCACTTTTTTTCTTATCTTCTTTTTTCTCTACCTTAACTTCTTTTTTGGCTACTTCAATCTCTTTTTTAGCTTTTGGTTTATATTTAGGATCAGTTAAAACAAAA